GACCGCATGGATGCCCTGGTCTGGGCTGTCACAGATCTGACCGCGAGAGTAGGAGGCCGCCCCCTGATCGGCAGCGGCACTATGAGAAATTGGTGATACATTGTGATCGAACGATTGACACGACTCTTCGCGAAACCAACGCCCGCGCCCGAACCGCAGACCCGGATCGTCGGCGGAGGGAGCGACAGCAATTTCTACGCCCGTATTGGGTGGGACGACAAGACCGCCCGCCGGCAGAAGATCAGGCGGTGGATGACGAAATACAAACGCGGTGGCCCCTACGCCGATGCAATCGACGCCTACTGGCTGTTTGCTCTCTCCCACGGCTGGAAGCTCGCCTGTGAGGATGGCAACGAGGCTCTGAAAGCCCGGGTGCAGGCCTGGCTCGACCAACCCCACATTAGCCTCGACGACATCCTAAAGCAGGCGATCCTCAGCGCGAAACTCGCCGGGGACGCCTACCAGGAGATCATTCCCACCCGTGCTGGCGATGGAGTATGGGGTGTCGTCACCCGCGACCCCTCCTCGTTCGAGAAGATGTACGATGTCTACGGCCGCATCACGGGGTACCGGCAGTTCACCAACCCAGAAAACCCTGCTGACCCTGGCATCCTGATCGCCCCCGACCGGATCCTGAACCTCGTGGTTGATCAGGCTCCGGGCGACGTTTACGGTCTCTCTATCTGGGAACGGGCCGAGGACGATATCGAGCGCGACTGTGATATCATTGAGTCCACGACGAAAGCGATCCACCGCCACGGCACCCCGAAACAGCAGTGGGCGGTGGGGAACGACGACCGGCCCGCGACGGACGCCGACCTCCGGGCGATCGAGAAGGAGATCAAGGCCGTCGGGGCGAAGACTGACTTCGCCACGAGCCATGACGTCACGATCAACATGCTCGATACCGGCGGTGTCGCGAACGTCGACACATACAGCAATGTGAGTCTGCAGCGGGTGGCCTGTGCGCTCGGGGTTCCGGAAGAGATGCTCGGCCTCGGTCGGGGGAGTACCGAGGCCACCGCCACTGTGCGGATGGACGTGTTCCTCGACAAAATTAGCACCATCCAGGAGATCGTCGCCCGCACCTATTCCCGGGGGCTCATCGACCAAATCACCGGGGTTCCGGGGGCCGTCTGGCTGGAGTTCAACGACGTCAGCCCGGATGACGAATCGAAGATCGCTGACTGGATCGCGAAAGTTCGGCAATCAAACCCGCTCGATCCCGACGCGATTGTTCCGGCAGCCTGGGCGCGTGAACGGCTCGGCATCCCGCCGGACGAAGACGCGGCCGACGGCGACCAGGAGACCCCGTGAACCTCTCCGCCGCCGCCCGCCGGGATCCGATGCATGCAACCCGGATCGCGAAACGCTACGAGGGGCAACTCCTCCGCCTCTTCCGCGACTACAAGCGCCTGGCGCTTGAATCCCTCGACGTCGCCCGGGAGAATGAAGCGCCCCGCGAACTTGAACCGACCCCGATCCGGATCGCCTGGCTCATCAACACTCTCGACGCGCTCGCCCGGGAGAAGATCCTTGTGCCCGGCGAAGAGATCACGAGCGACGCAGCAGAGACCGGATACCGGCAAGGGACCAAGTATGCGGAACTCGCGCTCGCTCAGGTCGGCATCTCCTCAAAGATCGGGGATGGTCCTGCAGACTGGCGAGTGATCGACGTCCTGAAGGCGCGGAACCTCACGGCGCTGAAAGGCATCAGCGACGAGATGAACAAGGCGATCGTCAGGTCACTCACCGAGGGCATCAACAACGGCGAGGGGGTCGTGAAACTCCGCAAGCGTCTCACGGCCGAGATCGAAGGTATCGGATACAACCGGGCGCGGCTGATGGCGCACACCGAGACGATGTACGCCAGCAACGAGGGCGCGAAACTCCGATACTCGCAGCACGGCGTAACCCGGGTCGAGTGGCTCACGGCCGGGCACGACAACACCTGCGCCGACTGTGCCGCGCTGAACGGGCAGGTCTTCGACATCGACAAAGCCCCGCCGATTCCTTTGCACCCGAATTGCTTACTGCCCGGCACGTTTTGTGAAACGGCCGGTGATATCGTCGCGGGGCTGCGCGCCAGATACGAGGGCCCCGTCGTAGAGTTGACTATAGCCAATGGTCGTCAGATCACCGTCACCCCGAATCACATGTTCCTGACCCCCCAAGGCTTCGCCGCTGCGCAATCTCTCCGCAAGGGCGACAATGTAATCTATCGCACCGGGTTCGAGGGGGTAGTCTCGGGTAACCCAGATGATTACAAGGGACCATCCCGCATTGAGGATATATTCAGTGCGCTCACGAAATCTCGCGGCATGGCGACCATACGCGTGCCACTGGCCGCCGAAGATCTCCACGGCGATGGGAGGCTCTGTGATGGCGATATCGACGTTATACTTCCCGACTGCTTTCTGTGGGATGCAGTCAAACCCAGCATGCCGCAACATATCAGCTGCACGGGTCTCTATCCTACTGCCCGCCCGGCCTCTCTTCTCGACAGTCAAAGCCCTGTTGCACAGTTCCTCGTGGCTGCGGCTCGTGCCTCGGACGGTGGCATGAGCGGCACTCGTCAACCGAGCCCGTTCTTCCGGGGGCGTGTCCCGCATCCGGACATACATCGCCTCACTCCTCCCGCGGGGTGCGATGCCGTGCTCTCCGAGGATACGGGTGATGACGTTCCGGGAGACGCCGTGCTCTTCGGCGATGGCTTTGACAGATCCGCCTGCCTCGAACGCCGCCACGATTGCGGTGTCGTCGAGAGGTATCCGCCGGTCGCGGAAACAAACCCCTCGCTCCCGGAGTCTGCGGTAAATAGTGTTGTGTCCGACGTTCAGCAACTCCGCAATCTGCTCACCAGTCATCCCGGATTCGTAGAGGTTCTGGATGTGGTCGATGTCAAGATCCGTTATTTTAGTGGTCACGTCTATGATCTCCAAACACAGTCTACATTATACTTTGGCAACGGAGTATTAGTTAGTAACTGTAGATGCACCCTACTCCCGGTGATAGAATGAGCGAGAAAAAAGCCCCGATGGGCCGCGCGTCCCGTGTCACGCTAGAGGAACGGCTCGATGCACAGCAGCAGCAGATCCTCGAACTCGAAGAACAGATCGCAAAACTCTCGATGCACATCTTCCGCCGGAGGACGCCACCATGACGAGCGGGAAGCGCATCACCCCGGAGATGGCGGCGTACATCCTCGCGAACCAGAATCGCCTCTTCCCGGCTGAGATCGCCCATAACCTCCAGGTCCTCTATGGGCGCCCGATCACAAAGGATGGCGTTCGAAAATGGTTGCAGCGGAACGCGAACAAATTCCCATATACCCCCGCCGCTGATATTTTCTCATGACGAATTACGTTGTAACCTACCACGACGCCGCTACGATCGAGGCCGAGATCGAGAAGATCGAGACCTCCACTGAGATCCAGGTGATCCCGATCTCGGGTGGGAAAGAGTTCATGCTTATCCAGAAACCTGCTGTACCATCCTGATTACCGCTGGCCCCTATTTTTTTAACCCTCATATCGTGCCTGTGGTCGAGGATCTCGATCGCCCTGGTATGATTCATCCTCCAGCCGGGTGACGTCGTAGGAGGCGCGTATCGGGCCTGTGGCGTGGCGTCGTTCGGCGGCCTAACTACGGTTCCCTTTTCACCCCACACAAAAAAATTCCTATATACTCCATAACGCACATACAAGTACATGCCCATCGCTGGAGACGGAAACGATCCTGCCCCGCGCGCATTTCGGCGGGAACTTGGGCTCGAATTCTCCAAAAACAATCTAGAAGACCTACCGGACGGCGGTTTGCTGGTCCGAGGGGTCAAATTGCTCGCGGAAGGCACCTGGACCGATAGCGCGACCCGCACACCGCTCCATTATCCTGCCCGTGCGCTCGAAGCGAATGCCGGGAACTGGAAGGATCGCTCGGTTTGGAGTCGGCATGCCGGCGGGGTCCCGAGGGACATCACCGAGATTGTTGGGACCGTCGAGAGTCCTCGATACCTCGATCGAGCGGTCGTCGGAGACATCCGGTTGTATGGGGCGACGCAGCGAAGCCGCGACACGGCCGCCCTGGTGCGTGACGGCGTCGCGAACTACGTCTCCGTAGAGCACACCGGTACCGAACGATGGAACACTGAGACCCGGCAGTATGAAGCGGGCGAAATCGCCTTTTATGGAGTCGCCATCGTGAACAAGGGAGCCTGCGCTATCTGCACGCTCCGAAGAAATGAAGGCACTCCGGAGGAGGAAACTGATATGGAAACGAAAGAACTCGAAGTGGCACTTAAAGCCGCTACAGACAAGATCGCTGCACTCGAAACGAAGGCCGCGACCGCAGAGACGAAGGTCAAGGAGCTGGAGGGCAGAATCGCCGCCCCGGTTGATGACCCGAAAGTCAAGGAGCTGGAAAAGGCACTCGCTGACCAGAAGGCGGCTCACGAGACGAAGGTCAAGGAGCTGGAGGCCGCAATCAAGAAGCTCGGGGAAGGCCCGGGGCTGCCCGTGACGCAGCCGCCGGGTGGGGCCCGTGAACTCGGCGAGGTCGAGACCCTCGTCGTGATTGATAAGGAAACCAAGACCGTCAGAGGTGCGTAACCACATGGCCGCAACTACCCCCGTCGCATTCGACCCTGCGCCCCTGCATCTCGGGCTCGTGATGACGTTCACGGCCACGACAAAGGTGCTCTCGGGGCAGATCGTCAGCCACCACGCAACCGGCGTGAGCCGGGCTGTCATCCCCGCGACCAACGCGACCGCGGGCGCTCTCGGCGTCGCCCTGCACACTGCAGAGGCCGGTGAACCCGTCTCCGTCGCCATGAACGGCAGCGTCGTCAAGATCATGCTCTCCGCTGACAATGCCACCGCTGACGCTGGCGATTGGATCGGTGTCTCCACTGTCGCGGGGTGCGGGATTGTTCGTGACCCGGCAATCCACGCCCATGATGTCGTGACCGGGCTCGGGAACGCGATTGGCATCGCGCTCGATGACATCGCCGCGGGAGCGTCGACCGTCGGCGGCACCGGATACATCCTGATCAGCATCTCGCCACCGTGGACGGCGACCACCTAAGGAGACTGAAGACATGGAATCCTACATCCATACCCGCCGCCTGGCGGACTACCTGGAAATGGCCCATATGGGGCCGTCCGAACTGAAGATGGCCGTCGAGCGCCGTGTCCCGAGGAATCTCGCTTACATGGCCGAGGACGGCAAGATCGAGAACGCCCGTGAACTCCTCCTCTCGGAAGGACTGGCTGCGACCAACCTGATCCCGACTGAGGCCTACGCCACGGTAATTGAAGGGTCTGAGCCCGCGAAGTGTATGAGAAACGTCCTCCCGATCTTCAGGATGTCAACTGAGGTCATGACCGTACCAATTGGGGAAACCGGCAGCTATGCGAAACGGGTTGCCGAAGGCGCGGAAATCCCGATTGGCACACAGACCTACACCCCGGTCACGTTCACCGCTGCAAAGTATGGTGAGCGGCCGCTTATCACCCGGGAGATGGTCGCCGACGCGAAATTTGACGTCATCGCCCAGGAGATCCGGAAGGTTGGCTACAAGATCGAGAACGCTCTCAACCAGGTCGCGCTCTCCGCGATCCTTGAGGGGTCCGGCACCGCGGCCGATTGTGGTGCCGCTGGTACCGGGGCCGCGTTTGTTGCCGGGATCGCAACGGCCGTCGGGGGACTGATCGGGCTCGGATTCACACCGACCGACACCATCTACTACCCGACCGCCTACGGCGCCGTGATCAACCAGGTGAGTGGGCTGAACAGCACATCTGCCGACACCGTGCTCCGGACCGGTCGCATCCCTGGGCTCTTTGGCACCAACTCCCACATCTGCGGCGTCACGGACACCTCCGCGACCTACACCTGGGGCTACGGCACCAATGACTACATCGGTGCCCTGGTCGTTGACCGGAACGCTGCTGGTGGGATCGGCCTCCGTGAGGACATCGCCATCGAGCAGTACAGCGACCCCATCCGCGACCTTGTCGGGATGAAGATCGTTGCGCGGTTTGACGCGCAGAAGTTCCAGGCCAACGCCACCTACCGGGTGCAGTACTGAGCACAGGGGGGGTATCACCTCGTGCTCTCCATGCAGAATAGTGGCAAGTATTTGACCCGGGAATGGCACGACCCGGACGGAGAGCGGCAGCAATGCCTCTACGATATGCGACCGTTCAGCGCGGCAGAGAGGGCATACTACGAGGTCTACGGCACCGGGATCTATGACGGGCTCGGCTACCAACTTGACGACGCTCTAATCATCGATACGTCGCCGGTCGACATCAAGTCCAGGCCGCAGCGGTTCGATACCCGTAACCAGCCGGAGGTGGGGCATTGACTTATTGCACCGTAGAGGAGCTCGTGGTCATGACCGGCTCGGGCCTCGACCCGACGACCGTTCTGACCCCAATCATCGAGGCAGCTGAACGCCGGGTCGACGCTACGCTCGCCAGGTCTGGTCTCACCGGCTCCCCTGGCGATGCCGATCTGAAAGAGGCAAGCCTGCATATCGCGATCGCTCTGATCGTCGACCGGCAGCGGCTCACGAGCGAGCGGCCGGACCGTCTCGGGCTCGGGGGTGATCTCACGATTGGGAACACCACGCAGTCGGAGATCGACTACCACGAACAGGTTGCTGGCGATGCAATCACGCGATACGTAGTCCGGGCATTGTCGTCTGGGGGGCGGGTGTTTGTCAGGAGAGTGAACTGATGGCCGTCCCTGCATCACTCATGATCCACACATGTACTGTAACACATTATGTGACCAATGGGGAGGACGAATACGGGATCCCGATCGATGCCACCACCACGACGGCCGGGATCGCGTGCCGGTTTGTCGCACCGAAAGGAGGGATCCGGGTCCTCGAGTCCGGCGAGCACGTCACCGAGTTACCGGGAGTTCTCCTCCCGACCGGCACCGCGATCGCCGAAGGGGATACTGTCTCCGCCGGCCCGACCGGGTTCGACAAGACCTACCGGGTGCAGGCAGTCAAGGCGATCTACGGACCAAAGGTCATCTCACACCTAAAAGCTGAACTGGAGGCAGTGTAATGGCCATGCCGGACGGAACCTCGATCGGAGAACTCTCTGACCGGGAGATCCTGCTAATGCTCTACGCCCGGGTGGACGACTTCGCCAAACGCGCCGACGACCACGAGACCCGGATCCGGGTGCTCGAAGCACAGAACAACCGCACCCTCGGTCTCCAGGCCGCCGCCGGTGGCGGATCGGGGGCGATCGCCGGGACAGTTGTTGCAGTCGTCCTAAAACTCCTGGGGGGATTCTGATGGTCGAGATCGAGGGGCTCGATGACCTTGAGCGAGAGCTCGCACGACTGGCGGCCGAAGTGTCGCAGGACACGTTGGCCTACTATGGGCAGCGGCAGATGACCGGGAAGGTCGAGCGGCGAGCAAAACAGCTCTGCCCCGTCGGTGAGAGCCGACCCGGCTACACCGGGGGGAGGCTCCGAAACAGCATCACGACCCAGGTCGTCCGGTCATTCGAGGGGGTCGATATCCGGACTGGGACCAACATCGAGTATGCTCCGTTCGTCGAATACGGCACAGGTCGCCGGGGCAGCGAGTCCGGGGTGGAACCCCCAGCTGACTACCACTATGGGCCGAAGCCCGGTATGACTGCGCGCCCCTACCTCCGCCCTGCCTGGGACGAGGAGCAGGAGGACGTGCTCTCGGGTCTCGCCGACGACCTCAGGCATTTCATCGATCGGGTGGCTCGCGGCACCTCGCAGTGGGATGCTACTGTCTACCAAATTTCTCATGGGGGTGAGTGAGGACGGCCGTCCAACCGATCGAGGTCGCGCTCCGGGCCTGGTTCCTGAAGGATGCTACGATCGCGGGTCTTGTCGGGACCCGGATCTACCCCCTCCACCTCCCACTGGATGCCGCGACCCCGGCGATCACCTACGCACTCGTCTCCGACCCGCTCCAGCAGGCCCCGGGTCACTACCGGCAACGCATCCAGTTCTCGATCTGGGCCGAAGGGGCGACGTCTGCGATGCAGGGGTTCCCCGTCGCCAGGGAGGTCAGAGAGGCCATCCGGACACTGGTTGATGGGCGCGCTGGCGACAAGTATCCCTGCGAGATCGAGGACAGCACGTATCGATATAAGATCATCTCGATTGAGTTCGCCGGAGGGCCAGACCTCACCGAACCGGAGAGCAAACTCGCCCACATACCGGTCGATCTCATCGTAGAGTATTGGGAGGGGATCGCGGTCGAGAAACCGGCTGATGATGTCCCGCCTGAAGACCCAGAGGAAGAGGATAACCTATGACTACTATAGCATCTGAAGCAATTCCAACCGGAAAAGAAGTGAAGTGGTACCATGGCGGGAGCCTGGTCCAGGCATCGTATACGATCACCGCCACCGATGTCGTGGCGACCAAGTTCGCTCTGCCGAGTGCGACGAAAGCCGAGTTCGGCAGCGTCTGGGTGGAGAAGGGCGGCGTCGCTCTCGCCATCACCGAGTATGCGGGCGCGAACGGAGCCAACTTAGCCACCGATGCGACCGGAACGACTCACGCAGGGTATACCGGCATGACCGCCAACGATGTGGTGACGGTCACCTACATTGAGCTCGGGACGAAGGGGCTCACACACATCGCGACCAGCCAGGGCGTCAAGACCTCGACCACCGCAACCACGCTCAGTCAGGCGATCGATGGCGCGGACAAGAAGATCCAGCGCACTATGAGCAGGGAGACGACAGCTGATATCACCGAACTGATATATAGCCCGGCATTCATCGGGGCGGTCCTTGGTGACGCGGTGGAGACCACCATCACCGATGGGTCCGATACCGTCAAGACGACCAAGTGGAGTGATATCACAACCGGGTTCAAGAAGATCGGGGCGCTCGTCGGGAAACGCTACGTCGGGTCGAATCTGACGAAGAAGTATATCCTGCTCGGGTGCGAGACGACAAAATACGACGGGACGTTCCCCACCGAGTCTTATTATACCCGGGCGTTCTCGTTCGCAGTCGACCACCTGATTGAGGCCGACATCTACGAGGCAACGACATGAGCCAGCTTCAGGATGACCCGGAGATCGCCGCCCGGATGAAGGCCCACCGGGAAGCGCAGCGGAAAGCATCAATTGAAGGGATGACCGTCGCCCAGCGGCTCATGCGGGCCGCGGCTCTGCGCACCGCAACGATCCGGATCCCGGACGGTACCGAGGAAGGGATCGGGATCGAGGTCTACGTTCCCACCAGGGCAGATCTCGACGGAATCCTGAAACTGAGCGCAGATATCCAGGCGGCTGCCCGGAAGGGCGACGGCACCAAAGAACGGGAACTCACTGACCGCCTGTATCAGATCTTCGCCGGGCTCTGTGTTGACCCATCGCTCGATGTCGAGTTCTGGCGGGCAGGAAACTACAGTATGGGCGAGTTCCTCGCAATCCAGGATGGTTTGTTTGAAACAACGCTAACCCTCCGGGACGAAGCCCGCAGATTTCGCACGCAGTCGCGCAGGTGAATGGCTGTTTGGGCTTTGCACGGCGTTTGGGAAACTCCCACATGAGTTCTGGGTCGGGGTTCCCGACGACGTGCAGGAATTTGTGTGGCGGTCGTGGGAATGGCGCAACATCAGCCAGGACGTGAAAGATGAGATTCAGGGAGGACGACCCTACTAATGTCTGAGACTGCAATCAGCCGACTGTATGTCCTGCTCGGATTGAAGAGCACCATCGGAGCAGACAGCCAGAAGGCGATCAGCGAGGCGAACAAGACCGCTGTAGCGACCGGGGCGGCACTCACCGCTGTCGGGGTTGCCGCGAAGATGGCCACCGACGATATCAATCGATCCTACCGCTCGTTCGAATCCGCCATGACCGAGGTCAGAGCCCTCGGTGGCGTGACAGAGACGGAGTTCGCCGCGATGCGGCAGTCTGCGCTCGATCTCTCGACCGAGTTCCCGGTCGCGGCGACGGCGGTCGCTGACTCAATGTACCTGATGATCTCGGTCGGGTACGATTACCAGGACATGATGAGCACGATCCCCGATGCGGCGAGGCTTGCGACGGCCGGCTCGATGGAGATGGCCGAAGCGACCAACTCACTCATCAACGTGATGGGGATCTACGGTAGTCGTGCCGGGAACGCTGCCGAGATATCGAGGGTCTTCGCCAACGCGGTCGGCGTCGGCAAATATGAGATGAGTGAGTTCATGGTGGAACTGATGAAGAACATCGGGGCCGCCAACCAGTTAGGCATTGCCTTCTCGGACCTCGCTGCATACAACGTCGCCCTTCAAAACTCGTTCACTTCAGCAGAGGAGGCTGGAACGAGTTTCAACGCGATGCTCATCAAATTGACCGACCCCTCAACCGTAAAACAGATGGAAGAGATAGGGGTCAGTATCTCGAATGCTGATGGCTCCCTGCGCGACCTGACGGACATCATGGCGGATCTCCAGGTTGCCCTTTCTGGCGTGACCGGGGATGCTGAACGTGCTGCGATCGTTCAGCAGATGTTCGGCACCTATGGACAGCGTGCGGCCTTGGCACTCATGAACCAGGCCGACGCGCTCCCGAAACTCAAGCAGGAGATGCGGGATCTCAACCTCATCGAGGATCAGACAAACATCAAACTCGATGGCTTTGCGCAGCGGCTGGAGATCGCTGACAACAAGATGGAGAAGGCGAAGATCACGATGGGGCAGGCAATGGCCCCCGCGACCCTCGCAGCCGCCGATGCGATGGGTGGGTTCGCAACCGTCCTCTTGATGGTTCCGGAACCACTCCAGGCTATCGCAGGAACGGGGTTGATGGCGGCGCAGTCGCTGGTCGCCATCGGTCCTGCCCTTGCGGGGATCATCCCTGCCATCAATGCCTACCGGGCCTCGACGTTCGCGGCAACCGTTGCGACGCAGGGGTTCACGGCGGCGCTCATGCTGAACCCGGCGGCCCTGGCAGCGGTCGCTATCGGGGCGCTCGCCCTCAGTCTCGGCACCTACTATCTCGCTGCCCGACAGGCAGAGTCTGCCTCAAATGATCTGAACAAGACTGGGAAGTCTGCTATCGAGCAGGCCAAAGAAAACGTCAAAGTGAAACAGGCGGAGATCGAGGCTACCAAAAAACAGATCGAGTGGCATCGGAATATGCGGGACGAGGCCATCAAACTGGGGGGTCTCCTGAACCGACTCAGTGGGGCATACCATCAGGGGGAGATCGATAATTACACCAAGAAGGTTGAGACACTCACGGGTGAGTTGGGGGATCTCAACGCCGCAGTTGCTGATCTCGAGGATGCGGAAATCGATATCGAAATGGCCGAGTCTCAGCATGATGTCGATACCCTGGAGAGCAGCCTCTCCAAGATCCTTCAGCTGATGGACGACATCCAGGGAAAGGATCGGACCCGGGAAGAATTGGAGGATACCGAAGCCATCCAGGAAATCCGTGTCCGCACCTCGCAGAAGGATCTCGACGAGGCCGAAGAAGCCTTGAAGAAGTGGCGGGCTGGTGGTGATACCGCTTACGCGTTGGAGTTCGGAGCCACGGCTGCGCGCGAAGAACATCAACGCCTGATTGACGAGGTGACGAAAGCCCAGGTCGATCTCAACCGGGCCACCCGGGAGCACGAGGATACTCAGGCCAAACTCAACGGATTGACGGAAGAGTATACGGAGAAGGAGAACGAACTGCTCACAATCATTGCGGAACTCAACGAGAAGTATCCCGATCTAGCGTTGAACCTCCAAGACGTTGCGGCCGGGCAGGACGCGGTGAACAAGAAGGTCCGCGAGTATATCGCGATGACCCCCGCCGGGATGGAGACGCTGCGGATGATCGACGAGTTCCTGGGCGTCACCTCCAATGAGCCCGCACCCGAAGGCCCGACCTTCACCCCGGTCGCAGCACCGAGCAACATGTTCTACGGGCGGGGGTTCACCACCGAAGGGTTCGAAGTCAAGGAGGACGGCGGGCTCGTCCGGCAACCGGTCGGAGACCGAACCACTACACCTCCGGCGGCAACGGTCGCCGCGCAGTATGCGGTCGAACCTCTTCCGGCAATCCAGGTGGAACAACCGGATCCGGTGATCATCGATGCTCGGTATGCAATCGAACCGATCTCCTCCGATGTGCTGGTCTCTGAGGAGGAACTGAACAAGATCCGGGCGCTCAGGAACCAGCTTGACAGCGACGCGACCCTGACGAATGAGGACCTCCAGGAGATCTATGCGAAGATCCAGGAAGAGATCCCCGCGATGGGTGAGACTCATGATCTGACGGTATCCGGGATGATTAGGAAACTCGACGAGTACATCGAGCGTCAGGAGACGGCCATCGCGAACATGCGGGCCCTTGGCGGGGCCGGGGGCGTGATCATCTCCCCCGCCGCGGGAGGGGGACAACCCGAACGCTCAGCCGCAACCGGGATGCCCTACGTGCCCCGGGACATGAACGTCCGGGTACACCAGGGCGAAGCAATCGTCCCGGCAACGCAGGCGATAGGCGCTAGGAACATCACGATCAATATCAACGGGCCGGTGGTCCGGGATGACCGGGACATCGACCTGCTGGCGAACGCGTTTTACCGGAGGTTACAGCGAGCATGAGCCGATGCGACGAATGGAAAATCTACGCAAAAGACGGCGTGACGCTCCGGGCGGCGTTCCGGGCGGTGCTCAAGGACGCCCCGTATGTGGGCGTAGTGAGCCGGTCGTTTGTCTGGATTCTGGAGGGGCGACCGGACTTTGATCTGCTGGTAGACATCTGCCGGTTCGCCGAACCCCCCTACTCCTCCCGGACACCGCAGCGAGCAAGCGCCATCTACCGGGACAAAAGCCCCGGGGCGATGAACACCGTGCGGATCGTTGACCCGCTCGGGATTGAGACGGGGTACTATCTCCTCCTCGACTGCGCCCCGCTGCGAGACATCTCGCTCGGGGGGGCGCTGGAGTTCGGGATCACGGCTTACTATCTCGGGCAGACGATCCCCTCAGAACCGATGTCGGGGATGTATCGGATGTTCCTCGGGCTCCTCCCGTCAGAGACCCTCTACCCCGGAGAGGCGCTCAACCCCCATGCAGGATGATGATCTATGGCAGACTCTTACCAACCGACCTACTGGACAAATGATACGACTCCGGCGGTGAACGCCACAAATCTCCGCAAGATCGAGAAAGGTCTCGCGGACGCGCATGGGATTGTGAACTCAACGCTCGGGAGCACCGGGAAGGTGGACCGAGTCATCGTCAACGACGGGGCGGGGCACTATCTCCAGATCCCGAGCCTGACGACATCGGAGCGAGACGCCCTCACCCCCGCGAACGGGATGGTCATCTACAACAGCACGCTCTCGTGTTTCCAGGCCCGCCGCGGCGGGGCATGGGTCGATCTCCACGCAGGAGCGATCCGTGAAGATCTGAACCTGAACGGTAAGAGGATCCAAAACCTCGGACCCCCGACCGCCGGGACGGATGCCGCGACGAAGCAGTATGTGGATCTGCGCCCGGCCTCGTCCGCAATCATGGCGAACGCCTACCTGTCCGGGGCATCCTGGTATCGCACGGATCCCGCAAAACCCGCGTGGAAGGTGGAGGTAGACGCGAACACCGACCTCTGCCGGTTCTTCCGGGCTCCCGCCGGGGCGGGGGCAATCTCATGGACTGAAATATTCCAGGTGGGGCGCGACGGGCCCCGCCCGCGGATCTGCGTGGCATCAAACGAGATCAGATATGAGTCTCTGGCGACGGTAAGCGGCACTGTATGGGGGCAATCGGGTAACTC